CGTTCCCACAGGCGCAGGGTCATACCCGCATCCTGCTCGGCGTAGCGTCCAACAAACTCCGGCGGTAGCTTGTACATCTCTGCCTTGGGGTCTAGTCCCCACTCGGCAGCAGCCACGCGCAGTAGCTTCTCGTCTTTGCGTTCATCGAGGTAGTCCCGACCAAGGTTGTTCAGGCTGTAGGACCAACGGTTCTCGTCCACTACGGCACCCGTGATCATCGTATCGATGATGCGGCCCTCGACCTTGATGCCCTCGGCACGTAGCCAACCCAGATCGTAGGTTGCGTTGTGCATGATCTTGTCAATGTGCGGCGTTGCCATTTGTTTCTGCAACCACTTGAGCGCGATCCTCGCATCCATGTTATGCCCGTTGGCATGGCGGATAGGGAAGTATCCCTCCCAGTCCCCCGCTGCTACGGCTATGCCTACAACGTATCCGTCCTTGCGCACCCACCCTGGACCAAGGGTTGTCAGGTTCGGGTCGCATGTCTCAAGGTCAATGGCGATCTGCTTGTGATGCGTCAGGTCAGGGAAATCGACAGGGATATTCCATGTCAGTTCCTTGGGCTGATTCATCTGGGCAGCAATGACGCTGTCCTTTTGAAATAGTTCACCCTGCTTTTTCATTGCGGTTCCCCATGAATGCTTCTTGTGCTTTCTTGATCTTCTTTTCACGTTCATGGAACTCAGCACCCAGTGCGCTGTATCCACATTTGTCGATCCATGAATCGTCATGGTCAGTATCATTCAGCAGCCGTGCCGTCTTTACCCAGTCCATCATCAGCGCAACATGCTGCGGGGTGATGTACCCAGTGGTGACAAAAGCCTCCTTGACGATGATGTTCCAACCATCTGCAATGCGCGTGAAGTTATCGTACGCCTCGCCGTAGTCCTTGGCCCTCTGTCCGTTGATGTAGTCACCAGCCTTCAATAATACTTCGTCTCTGTTCATATCTTGTACCTGTATGATTTGTCGGACTCTATGAGATAGAGGTTCTCTTTCGCCCTTGTGATTGCCACATAGAATATCCGGTCTTCGTCTTCGGGGTGCTTGCCCTCAACGCAAGCCTTGGTTGACCCCAAGTAAACTGCTACGTTTGTATCCTCTCCTCCCTTCATGGCATGGATCGTTGAGATCTTGATCCTTGGTTCTTGGTAGATGCTTTCGCCCCGCCGCTCGATGGCGCGGACATAAATCTTTTCGTCCTCTGACAGCCTTACGATATCCATCGGATCGGTGTTGATGTCTGCAATCAAACCAAACTCCTTGTACAACTTATTGTACGTCAGCAGTTCGTCAGCCCCTGCCGCATCGAGCAGCTTGGTTGCACCGTGCTTGACCACCGCACCTGCACCACGTTTTGGCACGGCCTCATACAACCGCTTGACCTGTCCAACATACAGACCCTTCCCCAAGGTCAGGTCCTTCCAGAACCCCATGGCCTCTAGCTTCTTCTCCGGTATCGACCACCGCCCCTTGCGGCTATAGAAGTAACCCGCCTCTTCCAGATGATCGGCTATGTCGTTCACGAACTTGTTGGTCCGCGCCATGATGGTCCACGAACCTTGGTCCAAGGGCAACTGCCACAGGCTACCGACCTCGGTGACCATGCCCTCACGCTCTTGCGGGAAGAACTCTTTCTCCAGCCGCCCAGGTATCCGTGCAGAGATATGGTTAGCAAGCTCCCAGACGGCCCGTGGTAAGCGGTAGGACTGGTTCAGCACCTCTATGTTATCTGAGGCGTTGATGAACTCCTGAACGTCTACAGAGGTCCAGCGGTGGATAGCCTGATCGTCATCCCCTGCAATCAAAACCTCGTCCGCATGCTCCGCCATCTTACGCACCATCTCCCACTGCGCAGGGGTCAGGTCTTGTGCTTCATCCACAATCAACAGGTCCAGACTGGGTGGCTCTACCATCTCAGTGTACTTGGTGATCATGTCGGTGAAATCCAAACGGTTGGTCTTGGACTTGTACTCCTCGATCTGGGCATCGATCTGCACCAGTTTGTTGAAGTGCAGGTTGTGGTCCCCCTCGTAGTTGTACTCATACTCAAGGCCCTTGCCTCTGTACTTAGATCGCCACACCACCGTAAGGTACTTGGCTCCCGATCCGCCTATAGCAGGGATCGAGATGCCGTCATCAACGGAGGTGGCATCCGCTCCATCAAACGCCACCCCCAACATGGAACCGAGTCGCTTGTAATCCTCGCGTCCCATGACATCCCCACGTTGCAGTCCTAACCCGTGATAGCCCGTCGCGTGTAAGGTTCTGAAATGTGGGAAATCGTTTCTCTCTAAATTAAACTTGGCACATGCACGGTCGATGAACTCACCAATCGCCTTGGTGGTAAACGACACAACGCCAATGCGTGATGGATGCACACCCTCTTGCAGCTTCTCCTGCACACGCTCGATCAGAGTGTACGTCTTACCGCAGCCTGGGGGACCCAGTATCAATGTTGCATTAGGTATCATGGTCTTTTGTCATCCAACCATTCTTCAATCTCTTCACGCTTCCAACGGCTCGTCTTTCGATTGAAGTCGCCACTCCCAAACTTGTAAGGCTCCGGGAACGTACCTTCATTTACCCACTTGTAGATTGCGGACTCAGATACATCGAGCCACTCAGCTACTTCTTTAACTTTCAACAATTTAGAATGGGATGTCATTGTCTATCTCCTGTATCGGAAGTTCACCTTCCAAGTTCTCAAACGCAGGGACCCACCATACTCGGATCGTGGACCTTGAACCGTCTTCTTTGTTTACGTTTTTATGCCCATGGCAATCTTGGTCGCCGTTCATTTGCTTGAGGATCTCTTGTATCTGTGCCCTCGTGAAACCCTTGAAGCGGCGGTTGTGCAGAAACTCTGTCAGTCCTGACATGGTAAAGTATGTATACCCTTGGTTATCGGTCCATGGTTTCCCCGCTAGCATCTCCTCTGGGTGCATCGCTCTGATCTTACTGGTGCAGAATATCCGCAGCAGTTCTTTGAACTCCCCAGTCAAGGTCAGTTCTTCTGGAACCTCTTGCTTGGTGGACTCCGTCATCAGCTTACGCAGCAGCGTCTGCCATGTCTTAGCTTTCAGGATCGGCGGGGCCACTTGGATCTGCTCCATACATGCACGTTGGAACAGTGTCTGGTTCTGTAGCTGCTCGGAGTTCAGTTGCACACGCTCCCCCTGGACAGTCAGGAAGTACAGGCGCGGCTCCGACAGTTGGATCAACAAGCTCCCGATATCGAGGGCCGTCTCCGCATCCTCACCAATGCCATACTTGCGAGACATGCACAGTTCCTTGTCGCAGTAACTCTTGAACGGCTCCTGCTCACAGGTGTAGAAATATTCTTTCTTGTCCAAACTCTTTTGCAATCCCAAGACTTCCTTGGCATCGAGCGGAGTGGTGAACAGTTGGTGGTTCATTGTCTCGAACTGCTTGACCCAATCATCAGGGTGCTTCATCCGGCAGTAGACCCCACACATGAACAGCTTCTTGTTGCGGTCATCTGAGTTCGGTCCATCGCGAAACAGATGCTGCAAACAGGGCGGTCCATCCCCGAACTGTGTGCGCTGCTTCTTGGTCCGTAGCTTTTCCAGAGCGGACAGCGGTGTCTTGCTGCTCTCGATCATATCCACAAACTCGTCCAGTTCGACAGCCTCGACGGCTGCGTTGAAGCAATAGCGTTGCGGTAACTCTGCATTAAAGTAAGGCAGGTTGATGAAGTTCCCTACATCTCCACGATCCGCAAGGATCTTATCCTGCTTTGGGAATATCTCGCAGCCGCTGTGCCCCAAGGATACCGCCATCTCTGACAGATACTCTCGGACCACGTTCGCAGGTTCGTAGTCATCCAAGAACAGATAGAGGTGGGCACCCCCAGACTTTGAGCGGCAATGTAATAACGGAAGTTCTAACTTACTTATGTTAGCCTGTAGTTTGTTGTGGTCGAGGTCATAGATATCTATGTCCAACGCTCCCCATCTACATTTGTTTTCGTCGTTGATCGGGATCGCTCCGATCCCCTGCTTGCCGTCAATGTGTCCTTGCATGATTTGTTCTGTTAACGGCTCACGTACAATCCGGCTGTCCGCTTCGGCCTTGCCGCTACGGTTTAGCTTTCCGACTGTCGTCGTGCCGTGGGCAACCTTCGATCCCTCAAAGGCCGCTAGCATTCTTTGGGCTAGTGACATGCTTGGCTCCTAGTGAAGTTGAAGGGGGCGGGTTTTGTGTCCGCAAGTCGCCGCCCCCAAAGGCTACTTAAAAAGGAATATCTTCCTCTGATCCTGAGTTCCCCGTGGAGGTATGTTCAGGATCGGCAGCAGCCTTAACTTCGCCAGCCATGATAGACTCACGGAACGCTTTCGCTTCCATTAGAATGTCACGGTTGGAGACCAGGTCGATCTTAGCAACTGTGTAGTTGCCCCACGTACCTTGGTCATTGGACTCTTCAGTCGTCGATAGACGCCACATCGTAGCGTATACCGCAGGTGTCACCATTGCACCAGTCTTCGGATGCTTAACTTTCTGCATCGCGATCTGGGTTTTCCAACGGCGGCTCACCTTTAGTTGGCTCGACTTCATGTCGATCACGGCAGGTTGGAACCCACCATCGTCATCCAACACCAAGCAGTAGTGTTGGTCAGACTTAACCAACTCGTTGCCTGTCGGTAATATTTCACGCGACCCTTCACGGCTCGTGCGTGTAAGTACTGGATCATTGGCAGGGATCTCTCCCATGAAACCACCGCCCTGTTCGCGTGGCACAAACTCCAGATACTTGGTTGTCTGATAGCACGGGATCACAGTCACGCCCTCTTCGCCGTCCCAGTACTGACCAGTCACGGTGTTGAACAGATCGCCTTGTGATGCGCCCTCGATAAACTCAGGTTTCTTTTTGCTGAGTTGCGGAGACATAGCTTGCAGAATCCGAACGAACGGGATCTGCATTTCACTGGCTTCGAAACTTGCGCCATCCCCTGCCGTTTCAAAGATGTCATCCAATACATCGGTGCTTACTGCCGCACCTTTTACTTTTGCTACTGCTGTCGCCATTACTCTTCCCCTTTGTTTATTTTCTGTTGAATTTTCTCAACGACTTCGATTAATTCCAAGTTGATGAAGTCTGATTCTTTGAAACCAACATCATCATCTCGCGCAATGCTTTCGCTCAGACGCTCTTCAGCTTTATCGTCACGATACGCTTCTTCGATTTGCATTTGTTTTGTAATGCCCATTACGCTTTCCTCTTTATCTCAGCCGCGTTGTTGATGTATGCCCCGAACATATCCAGATCGATGGGCTTACCATCCGTGATGCGCTCCTTCACAAACGCCTTCAGTGTGGATGGGTGAACGTGGGTCTTGGTCTTTGGATCAAAGCCCCGCTCTTGCAAGAGACCAACGACATCCCCCGCAACATTGTCCTCGCCCTTACCGAACGAACAGGTCACATCATTCTTGATGATGTCATCCAGTCCATTCTCACGCAGCCACGAGAACGCTTCTTCTTTCCTGTCCGCAGGGATCGATGCATGTACAATCATCTTGCGTGATACGGTAACCCCGTCCACATCAAGACGCTCGACGCCCATCTCATCCATAAGTGCAGGTATGTTTTCTGTAGACAACTTGTGTTTTTGTTGTTTCAGATATTTAAGGTGATTCTCCGCATCATCGATTTGTTGCTCGACGTTGCGTAGTTCGCGGACCAAGGAGCTTAGTGCTTTCCCCGTACCCGCATCGACACTGGCAAGTGCATCGCCTTCGTCGATTAGATCGTTAAAGATATCATCCATAAGTTACTTCCTCTTCAGGTTAAGGTTGGTTGACAAACCATTTTGCCATCCGTAAGGTGGACTCTAGTGGAGGTATATGATGACTGTCAAGTACAATTTTAAATTAAAACCGTTCGAGCATCAGCTTGCTGCGCTACGCAACGGTATGCAACGAAAAGAGTTCGGCTACTTCATGGAGATGGGGACCGGAAAGTCCAAGGTATTGATCGACAACATGGGGATGTTGTACCTAGATGGGCAGATCGACTTCGCCTTGGTCATTGCACCAAAGGGTGTCTATCGCAACTGGGTAACCAAAGAAATCCCAGAGCATATGTCCGA